GGCAACAGGATTGTCATGGGTAAAGAATTGAATAAATATGATGAGGCCGTTGCATATCATTTATTAGGTGACCATCCGGGCGAGACTTATAAAAGCTATGGCAAAAAAAGAACACGCGTTCCAGCTGATCAAATTATACATCGATTTTATAGAAACCGGGCAGAGGCATCACATGCTGATCCATTAATAACAAGTGCAATTATACAACTAAGGCATCTTGAAAAATATGAAGAGGCAGAAAGTATTGCTGCTCGAATCTCTGCAAGCTCAACTGTAGCCATTGAACGCGACTCATCGATGCCGTATGAAGGAGACGAATATTTTGACCAAGAGCTGAGTCCAGGTGGAAAGTGGGATTTAGAACCGGGCGAAAAAGCAACGTTATTAAATCCAACTCATCCGAATGCTAATTATGACGGTTTTCGTTCTGGAGTTTTAAAAGGAGTCTCTGCCGGTTTGTTAATGAGTTATCCAACACTGGCTCAAGATTATGGCGGTGTTAATTACTCATCGTTGCGAGAAAGTAAGTTAAACATAAAAGCTCTGACAAAATGTTATAGACGCTTAAATATTGAAAACGAGGAGGAGCCAATCTTTCGTGCGTGGTTAGGAACTGCTTTAAGAACTGGCGCAATAAAGCTCCCGGCTAGTAATTTTAATAATTTTTCAAAAGGTTCATTCACAGGTGCCGGTTTTGAATGGGTTGATCCTGCAAAAGAAATAAACGCTTTAAAAACTGAGCTTGAAATAGGCGCGACAAGTTTATCACGAGCTGTAAAAGAGCGTCTTGGTGTGAGTTTAGATGTAATCATAGCCGAAAGAAAAAGAGACGTTGAAGCATTTGAAAAAGCAGGGCTGCCCGTCCCAGAATCACTTTTAACACCTCTTGATCTATCGCTAACACAGGAATCAACGAATTTAGAAGAGTAATGGAAACAGCTTACAGAACAATAAAGATTGAAAGAGACCAACGTGACGAAATTCCACGAGGTATTTTAACGACTGAGCAGGCAGTTCCTATGTTTGACTGGAATCGCGGTGAATATATTCCAGAAGTTATTTTAATGAGTGGAATGATACAGCGCGGACAAACTATAAAACTTTTAGACACGCACAACACCGATTCAGTGCGTTCTGTTCTTGGTTCGTTTGTAGATTTACAAGTTAAACAGGCAGGAGAGCGAAACGTGCCACATAAATTTGTCGACGGTGAAATACGAGTATCAAAAACAGAGCCAGACATTCAAACAAAGTTAGAAGAGGGACATATAAACGAGATGTCCATTGGTTATCGTTACGATGATGATGAGACCATCTATTTAAAAAAAGGGGAGCGACAGGTCATTGAAGGAAAAGAGTATGAAGGGCCAATTAACATCAGGACTAAATGGGAAGCACAAGAGGCCTCATTAGTGCCTATTGGAGCAGATAACCAAGCGCAGATTAGAGGATTTAAAAGCATCGAGGATGCTACTAAAAAGATTTCACAACAGCGAAGTGATGATGACAGCAGCGTTAGTGTGACAGCTAACGAAGTACAGGCCAATGACAAGGCCACAGAATCTGAAGCAGAGCCAGTTGGTGAAACCGAAACTAAACAACAACACAAAACCATATTTATTGACATGGAAAATCAAATTGACGAAGCAGCTGAGCAAAAAGCTAT